GTTGATTGTAAACCTAAAGTTGTTTTTGATTGCAATCTATCAATTTCTTTATTTGCATCATCAAATATTTTTTGATTTGCTTTTGCAAGATTATCAAATGTATTTTCAAGTTTTGCTGTTGCTGCATCGGAAATTAAACCTCCTGTTAATAATGATGCAACATTTCTAATCCCATCAAAAAATGGTTGAAAAGATTTAATTAATGGTGCTGCTAATTCTTTTAATTTATCAAAATTTTCAATAACCAATCCTATACCTACAGCAAGTAATCCAATTCCTGTAGCAGCTAATGCACCTCTAATTGCAAGTCCTGAACCTTTTGCAGATATACCTAATGATGTAAAACCTTTACTAACTGCATCAATGCTTCTTCTAAATAATCCATTCTTTGCTGTAAATGATTCAGTAAGTTCTGAAAATGTTTGAAATCCTTGTTGTATTGCTAATATTCTTGCTTCAACATTTTCTACTTGTTGTGCTGTTCTAGAATTTTCATCACCAAATGCTTTTATTGATGTTGATGCAAATGCAAATGCATTGGCAACAGCACCAACACTTTGTGCTGCTCCTTGAAATTTTTCGGCAAAAGTTAATCCTTCAATTGACTCATCAACTGTTTTAATCTCTGAATTAACATCTTGTAATGCATCTTTAAGTTTTAAATATTCTACTGTTCCATAATCAGCTTGTTCAAATGCTTGACTTAAACTATCTTGTGCTTTTTTAGCATCTGATAAATTATCTGTTGTCTGATTTAATAAATCATTTAATTCTACTATTTGCTCAGTACCATTAATTTTAATATTAAATTGTGATGTTTTATTTGCCATAGTATAATTATAAAGTTATTCCCAATTACTAATATTTATTTTTTTAATTATACATAATCAATATAAGATACTTTTTTAATTACTTGTACTTTTCCAATTTCAGTTTCAGGATTATAATTTGAAATTCCAAGTAAAATATATTTATCATTTAAATAATCAATTTCAACAGGTCTATTAAGATATTCATTAAATTTATTTACAGGTATATATGCATTTCCTTCAATAACATTTGTTCTATTATTTATTAATATATTATATTTTCTATAATAATTATCATAAATATTATTTAAATAAAAATCATTTGGAAATTCTGTTTCTAAATAGAATAATTTTTCTTCTTTATCTGATTTAATAAAATTACCTTGTAAATTATTCATTGATGGAGATTTAACTGTATTTAATATTCTTGGATTAAAATCCCAATCATTATCTGTATTGAATGTACCAATAAATGATTTTAACCAATATTGACTTGTTGATGGTATATTATTTGTATTTGCACTAAATTTAGATACATAATAATCTTGTAAATATTGTACTTTATCACCTTTTGTATATGCTGTTGTTGAATTCCAAGGTTCATATTCTACTACATCAGCTTCAGAATAAGTTAATCTATCTAAATTAATTAAATCCTGTGATGCAATGGATGTTATATTTGTTGTAACTGCGCTATAAATTGAACCATTATAATTTGAAACAATAAATGGTCTTGTAGATGATGGAGAAAATAATAAATTAAGTTCTGTTCCTCTAGTTTTTAAATAATCAAATTCAAATTGTGATACTAATGGGTCTTTTTCATCATATGCATATTTTATACTACCAACAGTTAAATAATCTTTTATTATTTTATTTTGTATTGATGTTAATTTAAAATTATCAATTTTTAAAAATTCATCCAATGTTAATAAATAAACTGTTTTTGTATATTCAACATAATATGGATATAATCCAAACATATTAATGAAATTCTTTATCCAATCTAATGGTGCTATTGATGGTAAAATATTAAATGGATTTAATAATATTTCTTCATTATTATAAAAAATGTTAATTGATTGAAATATATCTTTGACATTAGTAAATCCACCAACTTGACCTACACAATAAATTATATCACCAACATTAAAATCTCCTGTATATGTAACAGCAGAAAATTGTGAACCAAAATTTGTTGAACCTGATGCTAAAATTTCATATTCATTTTCTTTATCAGATGATACACCAATTTCAATAAGTGTTCCTTCACTTCTTCCTGTTGTTGCAATTGTTATATTTCCATTTTCTAAAACTGTAAATCTAAAACCATATTTACTATCTAAAAAACCTCTTGTTACAATTACTTCAAATCTTGAAATATTATCAAAATATGATTCTAATATAACTGTTTTTGGTGTTGATGATGCTGAATATTGTAATTTAATATTTCCTAATCTACCCCAATTCCAAGGAAATTGATTTGTACCTGCATATGGAATAATTGCTTCAGATAATTGTTCAAATACATTACATTCAACATTTAAATCATAATAAGAAAATATATTTTTAATTGAATTAACTAAATAATGACTTGGTGGTATATCTAAACAATTGAAATATGTATATGCTGAATTTGGAGCAATGGTTGTTTCATTTGACATTATATCATTTTTTCTTTGCTCATAAAAAAATGAATTGTAATTTCCTCTTGTAATAAATGGAAAATTAATATCCCAATTTTCTGATGTTCCTGTTAAAGCAAGTGATTGTAAAGTTCTAAATGTGGATGTTTTATCATTCTCATATGGAAATGGAATTGAAAAGCCTGATAATGTATTTAATGTATCATTATCATTGAATTTTTTGGTCCAATTTAAATTATCACTTACAATTTGTCCTCTAAAACTTGTATCTGTTATTTCATCTAAATAAAATATACCTCTTATTATTTCATTATTTAAATATGATAAAACACAATTAAATTCATTCTTTTTAAATTTATCAATAACATCAAATTCACCAATGTAATCAAATACTTTATTATTGTTTGCTGTTCTTGGTATATCTAATGTATATGTAAAACCAGCATTTCTTGATAATGGATTCAATATATCAATAGCATTATAAGATAATGATACTGAAAAATCATTTGATAAATTTGTATTATTATTTTCAATTTTTAAATTATACATATTAAATTGATTTTTGACTTATATCTCTTTGTGCAATTCTATATTCAATATTTAATACCCATTGATTTGTATTTTCAATTTGTTGATAATCACTATTTGTTATAATAACTTGTTGATAATAATCACCTGAAAAACTTGTAGTATCATTTGTTTCAATATAATAAACCCTTGATGATTTAATCAATTGATATAACCAATCATATTCATCTTGAGACTTAACAATTGTTTTTATTTTGAATGATTGTTCAATTGAATTTTGAAATACTTGTTCATATGTTGTTGATTTATCAGATAATCCACTTAAATCTGTTTGAATTATTGTTTGTGTTCTACCATATTCAGTTGTTAAATCCTCAATAAAATCATAATAATCCCATCCACCTAAATCATTTAAAAATAAAAATGTTTTTACTAATTCATTTTCACATACTTGAACTAAATCATATTCAAATTCTTCTGAATAATTATATGTATAATAAGTATTATCACTAGTTTTCATAAACCAACCAATACAATATTTAATTTTTTCTGTATTTGTTGTTGCTGAATATTTCTTTGGATTTAAATCAATGTGATATAATCCATTATCAGTTCCTTCTAAAGTTCCTTGATTCCATAACCAAGGTTCATAAACACTATCTGTCCAATAATCACTCCATTCATTATCTTCATAATATTTTGTTCTAACAAAAAATCCTTGTAAAAGTACAGGTAAATTAGTTGTGCTACTGCTTATATCATATTCATATGGATTTAAAAATATTGATAATGAATTATGGAATGTTGTTAATCCAGTTGGATTATCTATATATTGACTTGGATTATAATATAAACTTGTATTTTGTCTTGGTCTATCAGTTAAGAATTTAATTTCTGTAAAACTATTTATTCCATCTTCAGGGTCAAATTCTAATGATATTAAATTCTCTGTTCTTGATGATATAAATTCAGTCCTAATTATATTTCCTAAATTTGAACCTGTTGTTGTTAAATCTAATCCTGAATTAAAAAATGAATTATCTAAATTTAAATAAACTTGAGAATAACCTTTTGTTATAGCTGTTACAGTATGATTTGTGAAATAATCAAAAAATGCTGTAATAAAATTTTCAACTGTTGCTGATAAATATTGTTCAATTTTATATCTTTTATCACCTTGAGATGTGGATGCTGTAAAAACAACTGTTTGAGTTGAATCAGAAATAGAAATTCTTTCATTTATTTCAATTGGATAATTAAACAATAATTGAGTTTTTCCATTTATTTCATATCCTGATAATGTAATATTTTGGTAATCTAAAAAATAATATGGTTTTGTTTCATTCAATGTTAAATTTCTTGCTGCATCCCAAAACCATTTATCTTCAATTGCAGTATTTGAATTAACTGTCAATGGAAATTTGCGAACACTAACTATACCTCCTAATGTAACATCATAACTTTCAAAAAATTCTAATCTTAAATTATTTAATGAATTTAAATCTTGTTGAAATATTGTTACACCATAATTAATCAATGGTAATGTTGATTGAGATACTGATTGTAAAATTGATTCAAGATTAAATATATAACTATTTGAAACTTGATATGTTTTATATAATGTTGCTTGTAATCTTTTTGGAAAATTATTATCAGTAATACCTGTTATTGAACTCCAATTAAATAAATTTTTATTATTATTTGTATATACATCAACCCATAAACTATAATTATCTAATGTTTGTGCTGAATAACAAAAATTAATTAATTGCTCTGTAAATGTTATTGATGTTGTTGATGATGTAAAATCTATTGTTTTATTTGTAAATTTATTTCTATTTGTTAATGTTATAAATGTTGTTCCTGTTGAAGATGTATAAATTGTTGTTAATTGATAATCATCAAATATTGGATTGTTATTAATAACTTCTTTAACAAAAAATATAAATTGTTGTTTATCAGTTAATAAACTTGGGTCAGGAATTTGATTCTGATTTGGTGGTGTTGCTATTTCAAATTTAACATTATTTAAAATAAAATTGATAACACCATTATTTGTAAATACATCTTGAGGAATTTGTGTTAAATTAAATCCAATTGTTGCACTATAATATTCAATTGGTCCTGTACAATTTTCAGTAAAAAAAGAACTAAGTTGTATTGGTGAATATACAGGATTTAAATATCTATTAAAATTAAGACTTGAATTTATATTGTTCATTTTATTTTGCTTTTATTGTCTTTGGTGTTATTTTAAATATTGCTGATGAAGTTTTAACTGTTTCATCATTGATATTAATAATTAATTGATTAATAATTTCTTGAATTCCACTTTCAACATCATTCTTATAAAGTTCATCAACTTGTTTAAATGTATTATTTAAAATGTTTCTTGGTCTAATACCAATTCTATAAATACTTCTTTGAATAACCCAACTAAGTTGATTTAATGTCATTGATTTAAATTGACCTTTTGCATTTCTTGGTCTTATTCCTTTTTTTTTAATCCATTTTAAAATAATTTGATGTGGAATCTTTTTTGCTCCTGCTCTTCTACCTCTATCTAAATATTTTAAATAATCCAATGATTCAATTTTTATTTCAGGATAATCTGTATATGAAACTTGAACCGAATTATATAAATCTGATTTTGAATCTAATCCTTTAAATCTTTTTCCTGATTGTGATATATATGGTTTTTCTAATTGAAATAAAATTGCATTCAATAAATCAGTTGAAAAATCTTTTATAATAGTATCAAGATTAACCATATACTAAACATTTATTTTCTCCACTTGCTGTATTAACTGTTAATTCAATTCTCCATCCTTGACAATTATCTTGCTCATAATCTAACAATGATAAATAACTAACATCTGTAATTACACCTTGATATAATCTTAATATCTCTTGTCTTAAATATTTTACAACATTTCTACCTTCCTCTAATAAATTATCTCTCATTGTATCTTTATTATCTTTTGTTGCATCCATATTTAATTGGTCTAATATTAATAATGCAATATTCCAATTCTCTTGATTTGGTTGATTATTATTGATAATAACATTTATTAGATAATCTTCTTCTAAATAAAGCAATGGATAAATTTCTTCACCAACATTGGGATATTCAAATGATTTACCACTTTGAAATGTATTTATTGTTGATGCTGTGAATGTTGGTATATTATCAAGAATGTCTTTTAAATTTTGAATGGTCATAATATTATAAAGTGTGTTAACCGAATGTCAATGAGTTTTATTTGTTTTTGTATTTTTGTTCAATTGCAGTTTGGATTTTATTTTCAATGATACTTCTTTCATTTTTAATCGACAAGGTAAATAAACATGTATATAAGTCCATCCTATTAATATCATTAATTTTAAGAACATCTCCACCAGCAAGGTCATATACCATGCTTGACCATCCCCATTTTTGGTTGTGTGATTCCCAATAATTTGACCATTCTGATTTTGGAAATTTAGGATTGAATACACTTGGGAAAGTTCTTTCAGTTTCTTCTTTTTTTTTAAAAAATATGATGTATATCCATATATAATATCAAGACTTAATTTTTCAATGATAGAAACTCTTTCTTTCAACTCATTTGATGTGGATGGATATGAGTGCTGCTGGCCTTTAATTGATGAGCATAGAGCGATTATATGCTTTGTCATTGTCCAATAATTGTTTTGATTTTCTGTTATATAATAATCTAAATCTACCCATTGACCAAATGTAAGTTCATTGAGTTCTTTAATTAATTCATATTCTATTCCATCATAATTAAAATTGAATATATCATTTTCAATGTCATTTGGTGTTAATTCATAAAACCATTTTAATTCATTCATTGCATTTGTAACAGTCTTAATATCTTTTGAATAATATAATTCATCATAATCAATGTTACAAAGTATAGCAACCTCTTTTAATCTTCTTTCTTGATTTGTTGCATTCTCATCAATGTCTGCAATTAATTCTAATTGTTTTAAATTAATCTCATTAAGTTTTTTAGGTATTTTCATTTTAGTATATTTTCATTTTTACAGGTGCATTTTTTTTAAATGAATGTAAAGCATAGCGCATTGCATCCATACCATCATCATTTAATTTTATTGGTTCATCACTTATTTCATTTTGTTTTTCTTTCCAAGAATATAATTTATATTCATTTAATAAATTTATTGAAGATGGAGTTACATAAATCTTTTTTGACTTCATTGTGTTAATTCCATCATTGACATCTTTATTTGCTTTATAAGGTCTATACTTTGCTCTTGATAATTCTTGCATTATTTCAGGTCTTGCATAATCACAATAAATTCTAACATCTTTTGCAACTTGTTTTTTATTCATTAATTCAAGTAAATCATTTGATGTTAAAAATGATTGATATATAATCTCATCAAAATAATACTCACCATCATATTCATACATTGCTACCAATGCTGTTGGGTGATTATATCCAAAGTCAATGCCATAACAAATTAAACTACCTTTAACTTCACTTATTTGAAAATGTGTATAAACTCTTTTATTTGTTATTGGGAATTCTCCTAAACAATATATTCTATAATAATTATCATCAACATTGATTAGATTTTCAATTTCTTTAATCTGCTGTCTATTTAAAAATGTATTATCTTTATATGTTGATTTTATTAATATTGTTTTTTCAGCTTCTCTTATCATTAAATCATTTATCCATGATTCTTCACTTGGATTAAAGTCAATGATAACTTTTTTCATTGTTCTTATATTTAATTGAACAAATGCTTCAAATGGTATTTCATTGGCTTCATTGATAAATATTACATCATGCTTCTTACCTCTTAGCTTCTGTGGTTCATCAGTTGAAATAAAACTAATTCTTGAGCCTGTTTGAAATCTATAAACATTGTCAGTCTTATTGTGATTGTTTTCATCATATAATTTTAAATCATTCATTACATCTACAAAGTCTTTTAAAACACTTCCTTTAATAGTTGGTAACGATTGTCTAATAATTGATACATTCTTATTTGAATTTGTTAAACAATAATAAATTAATAATTGAACAATGGAATATGTTTTAGAAGACCTTGTTCCACCTTGATTAATAATAAATCTAATATTATTATCATTGAATGCATCAAGATTTTTTGTAAATATTGAAGTATGTCTAATTTCTAATTCAGTCATTGTTTTTTAACCTAATAATAATTTTTTATCATCTGATGGTTGAACTTCAATTAATTTAACTGTTTTTAATTCCAATTGATGTGTTACTTGTTGTCTTTCTACATAATGACCTTTTAATTTACCAATGTCTCTTAATATTTCTTTTGCTAAATTAGTATTGTTTTGTTCAATGGCATCCTTATATAATTTCTCAAACCTTTCAATGTCAGTTTTTAAATCTTCTCCAAAATTAATTATACTTCTTTCATCTATTTCTTTTCTTGCATCTTGCATTAATTCATATGCATATGCTTTTGTATATTTTAAATCATCAGTTATCCAATCCATTATCATTAGGTTTGTCCAACCTTCATTAACTCTTTTTTTAATTATTTGATTTATAATATCTTCTCTTTTAAATGTATGTCTTTTTCCTGATTTAGTCATAATTCTGTGGGTTTTAGGTTGTTATGAAAAAAAATATATATTATTGATTATCAGCAAGATATGATTCAAATGCATTTTTAATCTTTATTAAACAAGTTGAACAGGAAGAAGGTTTCATATTAATACCTGTAAGTTGATTATACAATGAAAATAAAATATTTTTATCAACAGGTTTATGTTTACTAAAGGGTTCATAAATTTCTTTAATTTTTTCTTTTAAAGTCTTTTCCATAATATTATAAAGATTTTTTTAAAACTCAATGTCTTGAATATAATGATTGTAAAGTTTTTTAACTATTTCATCTTCTTTTAAAAGATTAGATATTTTTGTAATTGAATAATCAATAACATTTCTTTTTATACCTGTTTGATTTGATATTTGAATAATTGTTAGTTTATTATAAAGATAGTATTTAAATATTGATAATTGAATTTCTTTTATATCTCCATCAATAACTTTTTTATTTAGGTATTCAAATATTTTATCAAAGAATAAACTTTTACCTTCTTCTTCTAATTCAGATTTATATGAATATTCACAATCAATGTCTTGATTTTCTTCAATATCTTCTGTTTCAATTTTATTGGTTTTATTTCTGCTTTTGCAATATGCAGCAAATGAATAATAGATATAGTTAAGCATTTTTTTTTCATTATTCAAATCATAATTTTTATTTGGATTATTGATAAATGTATTTGCTATTTGAAGATAAACTTGATTAGTTATTTCTTCTGCATCTTCATTTGACAAATTAAATTTAAATTGTCCATGTTTTTTAATATTTTTAATATTTTTTGTAAATACTTCAGAGAAGTAATTATATGTTAGTTTTACCATAGTATCTCTTTTTCTATTTTTTTTGCTGTTATCATTGTTATTATTGTTAATATTGGAATTAAAAAGATATTATGTCCTGTTAATAATAAAGTAATCCAGGTAAGATGACCTGATAAACACATTGTACAATTAAATACTTTTGAAAAGAACCATCTTGTTATTGATACATCTTCATAAAATCTTGGATAATCTAATTGATTATTTTTTTTCCATACTTGTATTCTATTATTAAGAATTGTTATTTGTAAAGAAATATAAATTATAATTGGTAATGTTATTATGTATATCATAATATATTTATTAAGTTTTGCATTTCATAATTGTTATTTGCATAAATTAAATATAATTGATTTAAGAAATCTTTATTTTCATCCATAATCTTTTTATATTCAATATATATTTTTTCATTTGGAGTTTTTTCAATATCAATAATATGTCTTTGTTCATGTTTAGCTGTTCTTCCAATATAGATTTCAATATTTTTCTTTTTGAATACCATTTCCATTACATTCATTAAAATGCAATATCCACTTTCTTCATTGATAGGAATATAATTGATATAAAAAGGAATTGATTGCATTTTATTTCCTAATTTGATTAAGTTATCATATTTATATGTTTCAATGAATAATCCTTTGTTCTTCATATATTCATATGTATATGGAATTTTTCTTATTTTAGCATCTGCTACAATTTTAGTTGTTGCTGATGTAAATGTACAATCATAATGTACCATTGAATTTATTGATGTAGTCTTTAAATTATAAATATTTGATTTATTAATTAAAGCAGCATTTAGAATTAATCTTTCTTGTAGTTCCTCTACAATAATTGATTTTTGTTGTTTTGTTTTTTCTATGTATCTCATATTAGCCATTTTTATTTAAATAGTAATAAATAATTGAAATACATAAAAAAAGCACCAAATTAGGTGCTTTTGATTAAAATAATTAAAATATTTTTTATTTAATTCATCTTTAAGCTACATTGTTTATACATATCAAAATTCTCATCAGTTATTTGTCCTAAATTATTTAAATCTTCTTTCCAAAGAATGTTTACAACAATTGATAAAAATTCAAGTTCATTTATAAAGAATGTATCTCTTATTATATTTGATATTTCATTCATATTCTCTTTTGTTTTTCTTTTGAATTTTAATACATGATTATAATCTTTAGTTAATATAGTTGATAAACACCAATTGACAATTAATTCCAATGATAGTTCAATGCCGATTACACCAAATACATTAAACATAACATCTGATAAGTCATATTCTTTATTTAAGTATTTATAATAATGCTCATCAGTAGATATTCCATAAGCATTAAGCATATCCAATAACATTTCATACACAATAGGATATTGAATTTTAAAGTTTTCATAAGTTATATTTGGTTGCAATATATCTAAGGTCATATATTATTATAAAGTAAAAAAACCCTGTGGTAAA